TGGTGCTGAACAAGGTCGGCCTGACGCGGCGGGGCAAGCCGGTGTATCCGACGTTTCTGTCGCATGACCATGTGCTGTCGGAGGACATGCCGCCGCACGTCGGGATTCCGATTGTCGTCGGGATGGATTTCGGGCGCGACCCTGCGGCGTGTTTTTGCCAGCTTCGCGGCGAGACCTGGCATGTGCTGTCCGAGGTGATCGGCGACAACGAAAGCGCGGAACGGTTCGCGCCTCGCGTTGCCCGGCACATCGCGCAGCGGTATCCGGGGTTTCAGGTGGACTTCTGGGGCGATCCGCGCGGGGCCGACGGCAATCAGGCGACCGAAGTGACGGCCTACGACATTTTCCACGCCCGGGGCATGAAGGTGCTTCCCGCGACGAACGACAACAACCCGGAAATGCGCCGCTCGACGCTGGAACGGGTGCTGAACCGGCGATACGGGCTGCAAATCAACCGGACCTGCCTGACGCTGAAAATGGGGCTTGCCGGGGGCTACCATTACCGGGCGATCAAGGGCGTGAACGGGATGTTCACCGAAAAGCCGGTCAAGAACGGCTACTCCCACATCGTTGAAGCCCTGGAAAACGCCGTGCTGGGCGGGGGCGAAGGCCGCGCGCTGATCCGCGCCAGCAATATCGTGCCGCTGCATGTCGGGAAGGCCCCGCCGCGAAGGGTGCAATGGCGATGATCCTGTTTTTCGGCTTTCACCCGACCAGCACCTGGCGCGAAGCCCTCCGCCGCCGCGACTGGTCGATGTTCACCCACGTCGAAGTCTGGGGCATCGCCGAAACGGGCCTGTTCTTCTTTCTCGACCCCCGATGCGACCGGACACGCCTGCACCTGACCGCCGATCCCGCCGACTTTGACGAACGCCACGCACGGCGACTGGAAGTCTGCCGCTCAGTGCTGCGCTACAGGCCCAACGAGGCGCGTGTGGGCCTGCCGCTGCACCTGACCATGAACTGCGCCGCGATCTGCGGACACGTCGCTGGGCACCGTGCATACACGCCGCGCGCCCTTCATCGCATCTTGCTGGCCAACGGAGCGATGGAGCGCAGCCCGAATGGCACCCAAGGAAGATCCCGAAGCGAAGCGGTCCAGGCTGCGTGAACGCAAACTGGCCTCGCAGGAACGCACCGACAGCACCGAAGAACTCGCCGCGGGCATGACCTCCGATATCGGACGCCTCTATGGCCCGCGCTTCTCCATGTTCGGAATGCGATGAAACCGTCGAAGGAATACCAGACGCGCCATCAGGCCGCCAAACAGTGGCGCGATGAAGTGCGCCCGCTGCTGCGCGAGTTTTACTCGTTTGCCGCCCCGGGTCGCGAAGATGAGTTTGAACGCCAGAAACGCCGCAACAACGACGAAACCACCCGGTTCCACTCGCTCGGCGAAGAATGCGCCCAGGACCTCGCGGGCGATCTGGTGAACTACTTCACCCCGCCGGAAGCTCGCTGGTTTCAGGCGGAAATCGTCACGCCGGTTCCCGAACAATTCGCCCGGATGGCCATCGAACTGGCGGAACAACGCGAAAACGACATCGCATCCGCCATCGCCGCGTCGAACTACTACGACATCGCGCCGCAGATCACCTTCGAGGCAACCCACGGCACCGCCGCCGTCTGGGTCCAGCAAGCCCACATGGCGCAGCCGATCTTCTTTGAAACCGTGCCGCCGGCCGAACTGCTCATCACGCCAGGACACCTCGGCCTGCTCGACAGGTTCCGCGAACAATGGGTCCAGAGCTCGACCATCGAAACCCTGCTCAACGGCTACGATGTCACGCTCTCGGACAAGATCAAGCGCCGCATGGACCAGCCATCCGCAACGTCGCAATGCACATGGGCCTTCTGGCTGAACTGGACCGACCCGGGCCGACCGGTCTGGAATATGGAAATCGTGGTGGACGGCGAGCGCGTCACCGAAGAAAACCTGATCCTCGGCGATATCGTCGGAGCCTGCCCCCTGCTCGTCGGGCGGTTCAACCCGCAGCCGCGCAAGCCGTGGGGCCGGGGCCCGGGCCTCAAATCGCTGCCCGACATGCGCGTCCTCGACAAGGTGGAGGAAATCGTCCTGCTCGGCGCAGAAGATGCGATGAAAACGACCCTGATCTATTCCGGCGATGCAGGGCTCGACCTGTCCGAAGGCATCACGCCCGGCAACACCTATCCCGCAGACCGCCGGTTCACACGCGACCAAATCTACGAACTGAACAAGTCAACGAACATCGACGTGGGATTCTACACCCGCGCCGAACTGGAAGGCCGCATCCGCCAGGCGTTCTTTCAGGACGGGCCCCGCCAGCGCGGCGATACCCCGCCAACGGCAACCCAATGGCAAGACGAACGCCGCCGCGTCCAGCAACGCCTCGGCAAGCCATCCGCGCCGCTGTGGAGCGAACTGTACGGCCCCCTTCTCCAAAGGGTCGAATACCTCGCAGCCCTGACAGGCCTTATCGAGCCGGTTCTGATGCTGGACGGAAAAGCCGTCATTACCCGCCCGATCAGCCCGCTTCAAAAGGCGCAGAACCTGGACGACGTGATGATCGCCCGGGCGAACCTCGAACTGGCCGCCGGCGCATCCGCAGGCATGGAAGGCGGACCCGCCGCATTTGTCGATCTGCGTGCCACCTTCACCAATATCGTCAGCGCATCCGGTGACCGCCTGACCGTCATCGCAGAGGAACAAGCCCCTGAGCAACCTGCCCCAGCGCCTGTGTGAAGCAGGCCCCGTCATCGGATATCTGAACTGGCTGGCCACGGTCAGCGAAGCCCACGCCGCAACAGCGCGCGAAACCACCCGCGTCATCCAACGCCTCATGGCAACGCCAGATGGCGCTATCCTGTTGGATTTGCTGGATAAAGCGACAGTGCAATTCGTGCTGCCGCCCGATGCAGACATTCGTGCATGTGACGCTTTGAACGCGCAGCGTCAAATCCCGCTCGATCTGAAACGCATCGCGAGCAACCATGTTCAAAATACCGCGCGACCCCCGCCTGTGGGCACCAAACGATGACAGCGGCGCACAAGCGCCAGCCGATCATGCGCCCGCTGCCGCGCCGACCACCGATTTTTCGTGGATACCCGAAACCTACGTGAAAGACGGCCAGCCCGATCTGGACGCCTTCAAAGGCCACTATTCCGACCTGCTGGCCGACCACACCCGCCGCAGTGAAGCCCCCGCGGCCCCGGAATCCTACGACTTCAAGCTGCCCGAGGATTTCTCGTTCGGCGAAATGACCCTGCCGGAAGGCTACCAGGCCGCCAGCCTCGCCGACGATCCCGACTTCGCCCCGATCTTCGATGAGGTCGGCACGTTCCTGAAAGAACAGGGCCTGCCACAATCCGCCGCCACCGGCCTTGCCGCCGTGATGGCCCGCGCCCAAGCCACATCGCAATCCAAAGCCTACAAGGCCGCGGTGGCCGATTTCGCGACGCTGGGCCAGACGCCCGCCGCCCGCGATGCCCGCGTCAACAAGGTCGCAGCGGCCATCCAATCCCGACTCTCTCCCGATGAAGCCAAAGCCATCATGGCCACCACCACAACCGCAGCCGGGCTCAAAGCCCTCGAACGCCTGATGTCGCACAACCTGGGGCCAGCCGCCGCTGTGCCGCAAAACTCCAACCACCGTTTCCAGGGAATGCGCGGGTCGGACCTACTCAACGCCTACTTCAACAGCCGGGCAAAAGGATAACAAATCATGCCGATGACCTACATTGAATATGCCAAAGGCGTGGAAGATCCTTTCCGTCGCGGCGTGATCGAACTGTGGCCTGAAATGGTCGATTTCTTCGGCGCGCTGCCGTTTGAAACCGCGCCGGGCGGAAGCCTGCGCTACATGGAAGAAGGCGCACTCGCCAACAACGTGGCCTTCCGGGGCATCAACGAAGTCCCGGCGGAAGGCTCCGGCCTGCTGCTGGATCGCGTCGAACAAGTGTTCCCGCTGGCGGGCAACCTCGACGTCGATCGGGTCTTGATCTCGCGCCACGGGCCCGAAGCCAAAACCCGCCGGATCGCGATGGCCCTCAAGGCAAAGGCCATTATCTGGGCCAACACCTTTATGTACGGCAACAACCAGACCAACCCGCGCGAATACAACGGGTTGCGCGGTCGCCTGCGCGCGGTTGCCGGATCGATCGACGGAACCAACTTCCGCTCGCGCATCATGACCAACAACAACGCCTCGGGTGGCGGCCCCCTTTCGTTGGCCCAACTCGACCGCGCCATCGGCCTGACCGAAATGCCGAACGCACTGATCATGCCGAAGATGCTGCTGGACCGTTTTGCCGCCGCACAGCGCGACACGGCCATCGGCGGATTTGTCAGTGTCGCCGAAAATGACATGGGCAAAGTCGTGACACGCTACAACGGCCTGCCGATCTACACCGGCTATGGCGTCACGAACCTGGGCGAGTTCCTGCCGTTCAACGAAGTCGGCTCCGGCGGCGGCGGGGCGGTCACATCCTCGATCTACATCGTCCGCCTCGGCAACGACGGCGTGGTCGGCCTGGAAACGCGCCCGATGGAAGTCACCGAAATGGGCATGATCGACAATGGCGTCCACTACCGCGTGAACATCGAACATGATGTCGGCATGGCCGTCCTCGATCCGTTCTCCGCGATGCGCCTGTCGTCCATCACCAACGCCCCCATTATCAAGTAAGGGAACCCAGCCATGACAAGCCAAGTATTCGAGTTCGACGCCGCACCCGGACTGGTCAAACGCGAGGTCGGTCTGGCCGCCGTGACCACTACCGGCTACATCGGAACCCAGTGGGATCAAGGCGGCGCGGTGTTTTCCGACGTGGCCGCCATCGTGAACGTCGCAGCCTGCAAGATCAGCGCGGGCAACGAAACCTACACCTTTCGCATCACCGGATCGAACGCGGTCAACCGTTCGGATGCCCAGGTGCTGGACATGATGGTGATCGGCCACGCCGGAACGATCACCATCGAAACCCGCGACACCCTGGCCGGAGATCAATTCGTCATGCGCTCGCGCACCGAGCGGACTGCTACGGCGTTTCGCTTCATCGACCTGCATCTGACCGTTGCGGGAACCGCGCCGTCGGTCACGTTCGGCGCGCACTTTGCGAAGGTGAAATGATGCCGAACATGGCAAAGATCGTTTACGATCCGGCATTCGTAGCGCAGACCCAAACCGATGACGCCGCCGTCACTGTCGCCAAGGCGCAAGGCGAGATTGATGCGGTCCACGATGTCGCGCTGGACAACATCCGCATGTCCAGAGGCCTCTACCGCCTCGTCGTTGATGCGCCGAAAGCGGCAATGCCGCCCCCGGCATCGCTGGAAAGCATGAGCGTCGAACAGTTGAAGATCCTCGCGGCAGGGCAAGGCATCG